CATGAGATTAAACTCTATGGAGACATCAAGTCTGACTCAGCGAGAGAAGGAGAAGGAAGATGCTAAGGCCAAGCGCATTGGTATTCAGAACACTCAGCAATCTAAATTGATTAATCAAAGAAAGAACAATCTTCCTCCAATGAACTTTGAGTCTAATGAGGACAGCTTAGACGGCTTTGACTTGGCTGAGTTTTCGCCCCGATAAAAGATTGAAAAATTTGTTGTAAGTTTGTAACCAATAAAATCTAATCTAATGCAATTTAAAGAAGTAAGGGTAATTGACACAGGAGACACCAAGGGTGTAGCAGAGAGAGAGGCTGAGTTGCTTGCCAAGCACGAGTCTGCACAAGCAGATGCTGAAGCAAGTGCGGCAGCTCAAGCGGCAGAACCACCTGCAAATGCAGAACCTCAGTTACCCGAACTAAAAGAAGAAGACGTTCTTTCATATATTGGGAAAAGATATAACAAGCAAATCAATTCCTTTGAGGAGTTGATGGCTGAACGTCAGCAGGCAGAACAAATGCCTGAGGATGTAGCAGCTTATATGAAATTTAAGAAAGAGACGGGCCGTGGATTCGATGACTTTATCAAGTTGAATAAAGACTATGAATCAGTAGACGGTGACGCTCTCTTAAAGGAATACCTTTCCTCCACACAGGAGGGACTTGACCCGGAAGACATCGAGTCGTTGATGGATGATTACAGATACGATGAAGACCTTGATGATGAATCACGAGTCAAGAAGGTAAAGATTGAAAGAAAAAAAACTATTGCTGAGGCAAAAAAATTCTTTAATGCTCAGAAGGAAAAATACAAGATACCCCTTGAGTCAAGTTCGGTTGGTGTTTCTCCTGAAGAAAAAGAAGAATATGAAGCATTCAAGCAGTATATAAGCAAAGCGAAAACCGCAGAGGAGGAGAACAGCCGTAAGCGTCAATGGTTTGACCAAAAAACGGACGAGGTGTTTAGCGGAGAGTTCAAAGGTTTTGAGTTCAACGTAAATGACCGAAAGTTCAAATTTTCTCCCGGAGATGCTGCTGAGTTAAAGAAAATCCAATCGACACCCGCGAACTTTATTAATAGGTTCTTGGATGAAAATGGATTGATGAAAGACGCAGCAGGCTACCATAGGTCATTAGCTATTGCTATGAACCCCGACAAGTTTGCCAAACACTTCTATGAGCAAGGATTGGCAGACGCAACCGATGATGTTACTCGCAAGATTAAGAATGTAAATATGTCTGAGCGAAGAGCACCCGAGGCTACGTCAACTAACAGTGGGTTTCAGGTGAAAGCGGTCAACCCTGATTCCGGAAAGAATCTAAAAATCCGCAGTGCAAAACGAATTTAACGAATTTAAAAATTAAACAAAATGGCAGGTTCTATTTTAGCGAATCCCACCTTTTCCCTGCAACCCGCAGCTGAGCAGGTGGCTCTTTCTACAAACTACATTACTAACTTCGACTTCTTGAATCAGTATCTTCCTGATACTTACGAGAAAGAATTTGAGCGTTATGGTAATCGTACAATTGCATCGTTCCTCCGCATGGTAGGAGCAGAGATGCCTTCAAATTCTGACCAAATCAAATGGGCAGAACAAGGTCGTCTTCACATTAAGTACACCGACTGTACCACTCCCGCTGCTGCTGCTGCAAGCACAGCTACATTTACAGTAAACACCACAGGAGGAGCAATTGCAACAGTTGCTATCCGTATTGGTCAAACTGTAATGATTCAGCAAAACACTACAGGTGTTTTCAACAAGGCTATTGTTACCGCTGTTACCCAAACAGGTAGCCCGACAGTAGCAGGTACATTTACTGTAGCTTACTACGAAGCAGGCGGTCAAGCTGCCGCAGGTGCAGGCGCTACGTTTACTGTATTCATTTATGGTTCTGAGTTCCGCAAAGGAACCAACGGAATGATTGGTTCTTTGGAGGCTGAAGATTCTATCTTCTCAAACTCTCCAATCATCATCAAGGACAAGTACACTGTTAATGGCTCTGACATGGCTCAGATTGGTTGGGTAGAAGTGACTACCGAGAATGGTGCTACAGGATACCTTTGGTATTTGAAATCAGAGCACGAGACTCGTCTTCGCTTTGAGGACTACCTTGAGACTGCAATGATTGAGGCCGTTCCTGCTGAGGCAACATCAGGTGCTGCTACCGCAGGACTTAAAGGTTCTGAGGGTATCTTCTACGTAGTTAACAACCGTGGTAACGTATGGGGTGCAGGCACTCCAACTACTCTTACAGAGTGGGATACTATCGTTCAGCGTTTGGACCGTCAAGGTGCAATTGAAGAGAACGTAGTATTCGTTAACCGTCAGTTGAGCTTTGATATTGACAATATGTTGGCAGGATTGAACGGAGGAAGCACTACCGCAGTGGGAACTCCATCTTACGGTGCTTCTTATGGTCTTTTCGACAATGACGTTACTATGGCGTTGAACCTCGGATTCACAGGATTCCGCAGAGGTTATGACTTCTATAAGTCAGATTGGAAATACCTCAACGACCCAACAATGCGTGGTGGCTTGAGTGCTGCTGCTGCAACTGCAACGGGTACTGTTACAGGTATTCTTGTTCCCGCAGGTTCTACTTCAGTGTATGACCAAATCATGGGCAAGAACGCTAAGCGTCCATTCCTTCACGTGCGTTACCGCGCATCTGAGGCTGAAGACCGCAGATACAAGACTTGGATTACAGGTTCTGCGGGAGGTGCTCAAACAAGCGACCTCGATGCAATGGAGGTTAACTTCCTATCTGAGCGTGCAGTATGTACCTTAGGTGCGAACAACTTCATCTTGTTCCGCTACGGATAATCATTTCAAAAAGAGGGAGTGTCTTCAAAGACACTCCCCTTTTTACTTAATCAAATCAAATCCAATTAAATATAGTTATGAAGAATAAAGTTTCTGCCGATAAGGTATACCGATTGCTAAATGGAAGTCCACTTTCCTACACATTAGCATCACGTAATAATGCTCGATTCCCACTGATGTGGTTTGACGAGGAAAAAAATATCAATCGAGTTCTTAGATATGCATCCAATCAAAAGTCTCCATTTGAGGACGAGCAAGATGGAAATGCTATCTTAGAGCCAATAGTTTTTGAAGACGGAATGCTATCCGTGCCAAGAACAAACCCTGTACTACAGGAATTTTTATATTATCATCCACACAACAGAGTTGTTTTCGTTGAGGTTGATAAAGAAAAAGATGCTATGGCTGAAGTGGAGGACTTGAACATAGAGGTAGACGCATTGATTCAGGCCCGTCAATTGACAATAGAGCAAATTGAAATGCTTACTCGTGTGTTCTTTGGCAAAGACCCATCAACTATCTCAACAGCTGAATTAAAGAGAGACCTTTTGATTTTTGCTAAGAGGTATCCACAAGGATTCTTAGATACGTTAAATGACCCTGAACTAAAGTTCCAATCTAAGATACGCTTGTTCTTTGAGGATGGACTATTGACATTGAGAAATGGAGGCAAGGAGGTATGGTTTAATACTGCTACCAATAAAAAGAAGATGTGCTCTGTTCCATACGGACAAGAACCATATCAGACAGCAGAGGCATTTTTGCAAAGTGATGATGGAATTGATGCTTTGAAAATGTTGGAGACAATGACAGAAAAATAAGTTTTGTGTGTGTTATAGTGATTGTGATTAGATGATTAGTTTACGAGAAGGAGAGGGGCGAAGGCTCCTCTTTTTTTTAGTATATTTGTAAAAAAGAAGGGATGATAAACTCAGTCAGAAACACAGTCTTATCCGTACTCAACAAAAACAACTACGGATATATCTCTCCCTCAGACTTTAACCTATACGCTAAGCAAGCACAAATGGAATTGTTTGAGGAATACTTCAGCGATTACAATAAGGCTGTTGTATATGAAAACCAAAGAGTTTCAGGTACTGATTATGCTGATGCCAAGAAGGCAATCACAGAACTATTAGAACTTTTCTTGTCTAATAACTTCTTGTATCCTGTGCTTTCTTCGGCAGGCACGCTTACCAATAGATTTTTTCTGCCGTCAGATACAACTACCAATGACAGGGCTTATATGCTGAGCAAAATTATCTACTACAATCAGCTAAAGGCCCAAGGCTCTAATACTTTGATTGTGCCATTTCAGCTTGAAGATGCAGGTGCTTTATTCGTCACTGATGGTATTGTAGCAGGAGACATTGTTACAAACAACGTAAACTTTTTAAATGCCACTGTGTTAGCCGTTATAGGTCAAACTCAGTTGCTATTAGATACGGATATATTTACTGCTACTCCCGTAACCTATAGCATATTTTCTTCTGTTAATTTATCTGAGGCTGAGCCTGTAACAGATGGCAAGATAACAGCCTTGAGCATATCTCCATTGACGGCTCCATCCACAATGTTTCCTGCGTATACATTGAATGGTGCGTTCTTGTCTACCTATCCTTCGATATCTACAGGGTATGGTTCGGTTCGAGCCTCATACTTTAGATACCCGACAGACCCCAAGTGGACATTCATTACGTTGATTAATGGCGAGCCTGCCTTTGACCAAACGCAGCCCGACTATCAAGACTTTGAACTTCCACTTGAGGATGAGTACAAACTCGTTATGAAAATCCTTCAGTATTGCGGGATATCTATACGCGAGACTCAAGTCGTGCAATACGCTATGAGTCAAGAGCAGCAAGGGAACGCAAACTAATTGTGAACAAACAACTTTCCAATGGCCTATATATCTCAGTTTCAATACTACACCAACAATGGCAATACCCCTGAGGATGCCAATTGGGGTAGCTATCAGTATGTTAGTCTTCAAGACATTGTAACAAACTTCGTCTTGATGTATTCGGGAAACCACTCTCTTGTAAACAACGAGGAGCGATACAGGATTCTATTCCACGCCAAGAGAGCCATACAGGAACTAAACTATGATGCGTTCAAGGAGATTAAGGTATTGGAGTTGACCGTTGCTGAGAATCTAAAGTTTGTGCTCCCATCCGACTATGTCAATTGGGTTCGTATCTCTTTGTACAAGGATGGATATCTGCGTCCATTGAGCGAGAACATACAGGCGTTGTCATCAGATGCTTATCTCCAAGACAACAACGGTAAGATTCTGTTTGACATTAATGGAAACATCTTAAAGCCGCAAGATTCAGTAATTGATTACGACAGACTCAATGGGTTAAAGAAGAGCATCTATCTTAATCAAGGCAATCAGTTTAACGGACAGATGGGATGGTGTGTAGATGGGAATTGGTATTTTGATTATGCTATCGGTGCAAGATTTGGATTGAATACGGAGACTGCAAACTTTAATCCCACATTCAATGTAGACAAGAAAGCAGGCGTTATAAACTTTGACTCGAGCATGGTCAATGAGTTGTGTATCCTTGAGTATGTGTCTGATGGCATGGAGAATGGCGACAACTCATTGGTTACAGTAAACAAAATGTTTGAGCATTATATCTATGCCGCCATCAAGTATGAGATTTTAAACTCTAAGTTTGGTGTTCAGGAATATGTAGTGGCGCGTGCTCGTAAAGAGAAAGCAGCACTTCTTCGTAACGCAAAAATCAGAATAAGCAATATCCATCCGGGGCGACTATTGATGAACTTGCGTGGCATGGATAAGATAATCAAATAATATGGCAAACATTACAAGGAATTTCATAAAAGGTAGAATGAATAAGGTCGTTGATGAACGCCTTGTTCCTGATGGAGAATACATTGATGCAACAAACGTCAGGATGGGTTCTACCGAAAATTCTGAGATAGGTGTAATTGAGAATACTAAGGGTAACGTGGCATTGACTGCGCTTGCCTACCTTGATGGAACTCCTTTGAGTGTTGACGCTGTA